CAAAGCCACTTAACAAGAAAGACGAGGAATAAACCGTGTCAGTATATCTAAGCAACGGAGTAGTTCTAACTGTCAACGCGGTTGATCTCTCTACTCTAGTCACAAGCGTCACACTTAACCGATCATTTGATGAGCTTGAAGTTACAGCAATGGGCGATAGCGGACATAAGTTCGTTAAAGGCCTTGAGGCATCTTCAATCACAATCGACTTTCTCAATGATGAAGCAACATCTAAGACACTTCAGACATTGAACGCAGTTCTCGGAACTAACACGACAGTAACAGTCAAGCAAACTTCTGGCGCAACATCAGCGACTAACCCTCTTTACACAATGACTTGCCTGGTCAACAACATCACACCTATTAACGGTGCAGTTGGCGATCTATCAACTCAGTCAGTAACCTGGAACGTCTCTGGTACAGTCGTAGTCACAACCGCATAATCCAACTAAACAAAGGGGCAAAGCATGGCAAAGTTAATAGTCACAATGGCAGACAACACGGTCACCGAGATCGAGATTACTCCTCGATTAGAGTACGCGTTCGAGCTATATGCTAAAAAGGGATTTCACAAAGCGTTTCGCGATGATGAGAAGCAATCAGATGTCTATTGGCTTGCATGGGAAGGCCTTCGGTTAAGTGGAACCGTAGTCAAGCCATTCGGCGCAGACTTTCTCGAGACTCTAAAGAGTGTTGAGGTTGCTGAGTCTGACCCTTTGGCCTAGGTAGGGATAGCATCCACTATCTCATTGCTCGCTTGAGCATTGAGACGGCTATCCCTCCACAATCTTTAATAGATTTAGATTCATCAATGCTCCAGATGTTACTGAAAGCATTGAAAGACAGAGCAGAGGAGCAGAAGAATGCCTACAGAAGTAAAAGGCGTAATTAAAGCTCGCAAAGTCTTAAAAGAATACAGCCCTGATCTTCTGAAAGAAATTCAGAAAGAAATGCGTGATGCCTTAAAGCCTATAGTTGCTCAGGCTAGAGGCTTCGTTCCAACGACATCACCTTTACGAGGCTGGCAGAAGTCTGACCGATTCTGGAGTTTTGATAGTGCAGAGATGCGCCGCGGCATGACTTTCTCGATTGCTCCAAGTCGTACTAATGATCAAGGCTTCAAGTCTCTTGCCCAATTAATTAACAGAAGTCCAATGGGTGCAATTTGGGAAAGTGCTCGGAAACCTCAACCTTGGGTTGGCCCCAAGACTGGGTCTGGTAAAACTAGATTATCTAAGAATCAATCTCGATCTAATAATCCAGAGGCAGGCGCACGATTTATTGCCGGTCTTGGGGTTGGAGTCCAGTCTTCACAAGGTTACGGCCGAGGTATCCGTAAAGCATGGGCTAAAGATGAAGGCAAAGTGAACGCCGCAATTCTTAAATCAGTCGAAAAGATTTCACGACTAGCAGAAAGAAAGATCAATGGCTGAAAAAGGAGTAAGAGTTCGGATTGCTTCCGAGTTCGTTGGTAAAGGTTTCAAGGATGCTAATAAGGCCACTAGCGCGCTTGATAAAAGCGTTAAGAGATTAGGCAAAAGCCTAGCGGCAGTATTTGGAGCGCAGCAGCTTCTTAAGTTTGCTAAGAACGCGTCTATGGCTTTCATCGAGGATGAAAAGGCTGCCAATCGTTTAGCCCTAGCAGTTAAGAATCTTGGATTAGAGTTCGAGAATCCTCGCATCGAGCGTTATATTTCTGATCTTTCAAGAATGTCTGGCATTACCGATGATCAATTACGTCCAGCAATGCAGCGTCTATTGCAGACTACTGGCTCAGTTGCTAAGGCTCAGGAATTACTTACCCAGGCAACTGACATCGCCGCCGGGTCTGGCGTGGATTATGAGACAGTCGTCAATGATCTTAGCCTTGCTTACGTCGGTCAGACTCGTGGACTTCGCAAGTATTCGCTAGGACTTTCTCAAGCGGAACTCAAGACCATGAAGTTTGCGGATGTGCAAGAGCGACTCAATAAGCAATTCTCTGGCGCTAGTGCAGAATTTTTGACTACCTACGCAGGCAAGTTGCAGCTCATCACTACTGCAGCAGGTGAGGCAAGCGAGAAGATCGGCGGAGCGCTAGTCGATTCCCTAGTCTCAGTATTTGCTGCAGGCGACACAACACAATTTGTAAACCAGATCGATACCCTTGCCACAAAGATTGCAGATACAGTTTCAGCAGTAGTATTCGGATTCCGTAAATTATATGTCCTTACCAGCGATCGCGCCATTCTTGCTAGTTTTAACCCCTTCGATGATTATGAGAAGAATGCTCTAGCCGCGATCGATGCAGCCGAAAAGGCAGCCAAGTTAAGACGTAACGCGCCATCGATGGGCTACCAAGGTTCTCAACCTATTGGCATTTATGAGACCTCAGCACAACTAGCAGCGCGTAAAGCAGCAGAAGCGGCAGCGGCCAAGCGTGCCAAAGAACTAGCAGCACTTCAGAAAAAAACTCTTGACACCAATAAGAAATCTTTAGCCTTGCAGAGAGCATCGAAGACTCTCAATCTTGAAGCCATTGGTATTGAGGCAGCTCTTAAGGGACAGATCAGCGAGACTGATCGCCTATCTCTGCTACTCCAAAAGGCTCTGCTTGAAGGCAATGCTAATCTAGCAACATCTTTATCTGACCAACTAGATGCAGCAGTCAAGCGCCAGAACGAGCTTCGTCAGTCTTTACTCACTACCCCTAAAGCTCCTAACCCTTATGCAGATTGGAAGATTCCTGAGAATCTCATGACGTACACGGCTGCTACTTTAGGAGTCAGTACCGAGACCGTTATCTCTGCTCCAGAAACAATCGTGGCCACATCAGATGCGACTCAAGAATTGATCGATGCACTTATTGCAGCGGCGGAAGCACAAAGACGAGCTGATGCAGCGCAGGCAGCAGCCGAAGCCGTCACACCAAACGTCAATGTCGAAGTAAAAGTTGGCGCTGAAGATGTTGCCGCAATTATCACTCAACAGCAGACTAACCAATCTCTATCTGGATCTTTTATTGATGTCAATCGCGTAGATAGATTTAGAACGCTCGCGATATGACCCTGCCAGCTACGATCTCGGTTTCCTTTGACTTTAGCCAAGGTGCTACTTTCGGCTTTCCATTTACTATTGGCGACCCTATCAACGGCGTTATTGGCGTGTCTCAGTTCGCGTCGAGCGAAGTCCCAGAGCCAGTAATCGATCTAAGTTCCCAGACTCGCCAGATCAAGATCAGCCGTGGCCGTAATATCATGCGTGATACCTACGAGGCTGGCAGTTGCACAGTGCGAGTCATCGATCAAGACGGATCATTTAACCCACAAAATGCTGCATCACCTTATTTTGGCTATCTGACTCCCCTTAGAAAGATTCGTGTAGCTGCGACTACTGCTACGACCCAATCTTTTCTATTTTCAGGATATGTCACGGACTACAAGTACACGTATCCAAAAGGGGAGGAATTGGGCTATGTCGATATCAGTTGCTCGGATGCCTTCCGCCTCTTTGCTATGGCTAACGTCTCGACTGTGGCAGATGCAACAGCAGGCCAGACCACAGGCACGCGCATCAATAAGATCCTTGATCAAGTGGACTTTCCATCATCGATGAGAATTGTGGACACAGGCTCCACAACAGTGCAGGTTGATCCAGGCACTACACGCTCTAGCCTCTCCGCAATTCAGGTTGCCGAGTTCACAGAGCAGGGCGCATTCTTTGTGCAGGCAGGTGGAGAAGTAGAGTTCAAGGATCGAAACGACGTAGTTGGATCACTTGCCCCGGCGGCTATCCAGTTTAACCAATCTGGAGGCATTCCATACTCAGACCTTAAATACGCCTTCGATGATAAGCTCATCATTAATAACGCGACCATGAAGCGTGTAGGTGGCACTACTGTCTCATCAACCGACGCTGACTCAATTGCTAAATACTTTCCCCATGGCATGAACGTAGATAACCTAATCGCTCAGACAGATGCTCAGGTGCAGGACATTGCCGACATCTATGTTGCTACTCGCAAAGAGACAACTATCCGCATCGATGCCATGACTGTCAATCTACTTGATCCTAACGTGCCTACTGACACAATGATCGGTCTAGATTATTTTGACAATGTGGAGATCACCAATATCCAGCCACAAGGTTCGACAATCGTCAAGACCTTGCAGGTGCAAGGCTTGGCATGGGATATAACCCCTAACAGTATGAAATGCACAGTAACAACACTTGAGCCTATAGTTGAAGGATTCATTATCGGATCATCGACTTACGGTATAATCGGACAATCCATAATGGGATACTAGGAGAAAATCATGGCAGAAGGCTTTCCAGCGACAACAGGCGACATCTTTACGGCCGCAGACTATAACGGCCTAGTAGCCTTCACAGTCGGCGCAGCTAACACGACCGACTATACGGCCACGATCTCTGACGCCTATCAGGTCTTAGAGTTAATGAACAAGTCCAGTGCTATCGCTTTTAACATTCCTACCAATGCCTCAGTAGCCTTCCCAATTGGCACGGTCATTACAGTTCTTAATATTGGCACAGGTACTTGCACCATCAAAGCAGTTACATCTGGTACAACTACAGTTTTATCTGCTGGGTCGACTGCTGCTCAGCCTACTCTTGGACAATATAAAAGCGCAGCTTGTATTAAAACAGGCACAGACACTTGGTACGTCGTTGGAGCCATTGCCTAATGCTCAATGTCGTAACGGGTCTGCTTTTTACACCAACAACAACACTCAATGTTGAGTATTTGGTGATTGCTGGCGGCGGTGCATCAACTAACTCAAACGGCGGAGCTGGCGGAGCTGGCGGTTATCGATCATCCGTAAGCGGTGAATCATCTGGCGGAGGTGCATCTGCCGAGTCTGCCCTTACTGCTGCATTAGGCACAAAT